TTGTTCGTATTTGTAATTGTATAATTAAAATCTGCCATAATGTTCTCCTTGTTTTAAATATTTAGCTTTTTTCGACAAAAAAAACCCAGCAATAAATTACTGGGTTTCCTGTATTTTATATTTACTTTACTGATCGAAAGTAGCTATTGCACTCAAAACACCACTTGCTGTGTCCTGTACATATACATTTCTACCTGAAAGGAAGATAGATGCTGTTGTACCAGAAATAGCTGGTTGATCTGTTGCACGGTCAGTTACTAATAGTCCGCCACCTGCTGCGATATTTTGTGATATCTTTGTAATGTTGTCATTTGCATCTGCTACGTATGCTTCACCTGAATTGCTGTTTGCCATTGTTTGTTTCTCCTATTTTATTCTTATATATCTCTATACGATCATGATCATTAAGACAATCTTAATGTATAAGTATTTATTGTTTCCTGATAAAAAATCACTATAATATGAGTACAAAAAAAAATCCTGCCCGAAGGCAGGATTTTTTCCTTTATATCTTAGAGATATTGAGCTGATTCACCTGGGGTAAATCCAGTTCCAAGATCTTTCACGATAATTACGTGGTAGTAAAGATCCGCACCAAAGATGTGGTCTACTACACCGTAACGAGTCATAAGACCAACACGTGGGCTCATATCGTTAGGACCGACAGTACGCTGAACCATTACTGGGATGTAAGGGCAGTATACAATACCGGTATCGTAATATTCAGAACCTTTATAACCGAGCAAGCAATACTCAAGGCGTGAAGTACGTTGTGACGTACCATAACCCTGTGAAGGCTTAACCCAAGGCTGTTGGGATTCTGTTCTTGTGTCACGGTATACTGTGAAACGTCCTGCAAGTGTACCAACTTTAGAAACACCGATCTGTTGTGTAGAAACAGTGCTGTTAACTGGCATAAACTTGAACTCAGGCATCATTTCCATGATCGAGCATACAGTTGGTGTAGCAACAATAAAGTTAGCAGCACCACGGCGATTGCGTACAGCAATGCGGTTTGCTTCGATAAGGATCTTCTGATAGAAGTCACGGTTACGTTCACCGAGCCAACGACCATCAGCAGATACAGGTGTCCATGTTGAATATCCGTAACCAGAACCAGCGTTTAACGCGATCTGGATCATACGCATAATCATTTCACGGTCGATTTCAGCTTGGATTTCGTAAGACATTGCTGTCGTGATTTCGTTGTCGATATCAATACCGTTCATGTTCTTGAGATCTTGCTCAAGCTCAACTGACCATTTAGCTGCTAATCTACGAGTACCAGCTTCTACGGCAGTCTTTTCAAATTCAATGGTCATCTGTGGGATCTGACCAGTCATTTCATAGTTTGATAACCATTCTGCAACACCAGAATCTTCGGCGATAACGTCAAAGTCTGAACCTGTTCCTAAACCGGATAGGTATGCAGAAGATGTACCAGTATAACGAGTATCTAGGAAGTTATAACCTGCTTCCTTACCATTAGTATCTTCTTGGATACCTGAACGATAAGCATTTGGGTTAGTTGCATCATAGGTACGACGTGTTGGATCTTGATAATCCAAGCTGGCACCATCATAGCGGTAGCGGAGGGCAAAAGCCAAACCAACTGGTCCACTCATAGGTTGTACACCAACGATTTCGTTAGTGATTAATTCAGGGAATGTACGACGAATCATTGGAATCAATACTTTTGGTAGACGAGCATCACCCGTTGCGTAAAAGTCTTGGTTTCCGACATTGCCACCCTGATTACCAACTGTTGCTGGGGATCCACCGTAACCAAATACGGATCCTGCTCCACCTGCAGCTGTTGTTTCAGTAAGACAGTAACGCTCTTGGTTTTCCAAAAGTATCGCTGTATTCATTCTAGTGTGCTCGTCTTCGATCGGCGCAACAGTTTTTGAACTATAGCTCAAAACTGGATCCCATTTTTCAAGGAGTGTATGCGCCTTTGAAGAGTCGATGTATGCTGCACCTGGATTAATGTTTGTTCTCATTTTCTTATTTTCTCCTGTGTGAGCCGAGATTATCTATCTCGTACTCCATCTTGCCTCTTTAGGCTAACTAGATATTCGCTTACAGCTCCTTCGTCTTCGTGATCTGTACTTTCATTGATGATAGAACTAGTAATTTTGGATTTTGGAACATCAACTTTATTAGTTAATGTTTTCGAACCCGTTGTTGCTTGTTCCGTCAGAACTTGCGTTCTTTCAGCTTCATCTTTTTCGAACATCTTAACAACGTAATCTAAATTTTCTGTGATATATTCAGGGCTTTTTCCACTTAAGACCCTCTTAACGTAATCCTTTTTAGGCTTAGAATAATCTGACATAGACTGTTCTAATATTAAAGCGGATTTATTAGTCTTAACAGCTTGGTTAAGTCTAATGTTTTGTTTAACAGCTTCGTTTAGTTCTGATTTCAAATTGTCAATTGTCTGCTTACCATCTGCAACGGCTTCGCGGATTGTATCATTGATGTAATCTTCATCGATTGCTACTAACTGTTTAATTTCACGTAAAGTGCGTTGAGCCTGCTTGTTAGCTACTGCTTCAGCGATTTCTGAACGTGGAACTGCATCTTCAAGATAAAGATCTAAGTACGTAGACAATTGTTTTACTAATTGACTTTTGAATCCACTTGCATCTTCTTTAATAAGTTTTTGATTCTTCTTAATAAGATACTGTAGTTTCTCAGTATGATCTTCATCTATCTTGGTTAATACTGCTTGAAGTCTTTTTGTATGATCATTATCGATCTCTTCAAGTAAAGTATTAAGCATTATAGTATGCTCTTCGTCTAGTTTAGTTAAAGCGTTTTGCACTTCAACATCTACACGATCTTGAGTCGACTTATCTACAGCTTCGTTAAAAGCTTCAATAAGCATATTCTTTGTGTCTTCTGTTAAAACATCAGACCCGGTTTGGTCAAGAATATCATTAATTTTCATTTATTCTGTCTCCTTCAAAGTTCTTTGTACTAAAGTCTTTACCTTAGTCTTTACAGCAGCATCTAAACACGAATTGGCTGTGGCTAGATCGCCGTTGCAAACGTGATTGATAAACTCCCGTATGTACTTTTGGTCTGCAGACTCTTTTATTGCTTTTTTCATAAAGTGTGTACTCCTACTGTTTTAATTACTTATTAAATTCTTACGAATTTTTTAATGTATTGATCAACTGTAATACAGCATTTTTAATTTGTTCTTCTCTTAGAAGACCATTTTTAGGCATGGAATCTAAGCTAGATTGAAATTGATCATACGCTTCGCATATAGTTCCATCATTTTGTAAAATCCAATCTTTTGATTCTAAAATACCGTTTACAAAAGCTTGTGTACCATTCTTACCTTCATTAACAGAAGGATCATGAACTACATCAGTACATATTAAATGGAACCCTTGCACTTGATGAGTTCCTGCCATACCTGGAGTTAGTTTTCCTAAAGCTCTTGAAGATATACCTAATCGAACACCATCCATTATTAAACTACGAACTAATTGACCCATTGGGTTTGATAAGATTTTAGACTTACCAATGTAAATATTATTGTCTTGTTTCAGTTCGGTAATCATATGACATGAACGTTCAGGATCTACTTCTACAGAAGCTGGATGATTAAGTTCACCTAAAGATCTGTTTTGTGTTACCATCTCGTCGATATATCTGTTTACTTCTGGTACCATTTCGTTTAAGGTATAAATTCTACCATTCTTATTCTTTTGTTCAGCCATAAGATATGGACCTTGAATATACATTGTACTGGCTTCTTTTGTATTCTTTTCTTCGTGTAGAACATCATACTCATAAACTGGTTCTTCAATTAACAGCTTTAACGAATTATTCATATATGTCTCCTTTCAAATATTTATTAAAAAAAACTTTTTTATTGGATAAAATCTATAGTTTTATCATTCTCTTAAATCTTTTTCGGTTAGAATAGCGAACACATAACCATTCTTTTCACACCACGCTGCTGCGGATTTCCACTTCTGAGTATTAACTGCCCATGCTACCTGTTCATACAATATAGTTGAACGTTTCTTCTTCTTTGAGGTAGTTGGTGGTTTGGTTTGAGTGCTTGGTTTTACTTCGATAAGATATTTTTTAATACCTTGATTAGTTTTAAGTTTTATATTGCCATCGACAAAGTATCTATGCATTTTACCATCTTTAGGACTAATATAAGGAAGTACTACACTTTCCGAGCCCCATTCGACTACTTTGTCGTTTCTATCACACCAACGAAAAAATGACAATTCAAGGCCAGAACGATATACTATAGGGGATGTACCTGTGTATTTTTCTACTCGTTCTGGTGTATATAATCCTTGCTTGTATTGTCTACGCTTCATTAATCATCGTCTTTTTCTTCATCAATGTCTGCATCTTCTTCATCGTCATCAATGTCTGCATCTTCTTCATCATCTGCATCGATATCATCGTCATCACCAATAGCTAGACTTACCACTGGTTCATCTGGAACTGCCATTATATCAGTTTCTATATCACCGCTTAGCTCCATACCATCGCATCCACATTGAATACCTAATTCTTCAACTACTTTACCTTTTAAACTGTCTAGTGCTGTTTGAATAACACCTTCAATGTCACTACCGATTGGACCTGTTGTACCTTCTATAGCTTCTTCAATACAAGATTCAGCATGTTCTTTAAATAACTCTACTAAAATTTTATTATACTGCTTCTGTAATCTATCAATCTTACCAGCAATACCTGTCTTTTTTTCTGTTTTCTCTTTTGTCATTTTATAACTCCTTAAAATAATATATATACGACGATATGTCTTAACTATTTATATTTAAATACAAAATTTCCACAATCCCAAAAGCGGTTATATCCGTTTGCTTGCATATTCTCCCACTCTGTCAAATTCGGATCAAATATATCTATAAATACAAAATTTCCACAATCCCAAAAGCGGTTATATCCGTTTGCTTGCATATTCTCCCACTCTGTCAAATTCGGATCAAATATATCTAACTGATCTTTCAACGTATGTTTAGCGAATTTGTATCGGTGATATACTTCGTTATTTTTAAAATACCAATATCCTGGAGCGGAACTATGGTCATATGTGAATCCAATCTTTTTGTAGAACTCACCATCTGACCAACACTTATCTGCGTATGTTATTAATTGAGTTGGATTATAATCTCTTAAAAACTGTTTCAGTAATTTGCTTGCTCCTCCAACTATAGTTGTATTATCTTTTGTACAAAAGCGTAATAACTCATAACAATCTTTTGTTATATGCCCTAAAGATTTTCGTGTTTTTGAAAATGTCATTACACTAACCAATTCATCATCACTAAACAAACCGTACCTTATACTAGCGTTAACGTTTCCTTGCAAATGATTTGTGTTTAAAAACTTTTTTGATTGCTTTGATGTAATTTGTGTTATTTTACATTTCCGTGCGAATACTTTTTTTGAGTTTATTCCTATTATGCTACTTAAGCGACTGAATACTAAATCTAGTTTGTGATCCATTAGATGAGTAAATATATGAACTAATTGTATTCCTTGCTCTTTACATAATTGAGTCTTGTTCAGGTGGTATTTTTTATCTCTGTTGAATAATTCACTATGCCATAATATACCGTTAACTTCTATACCAATTTGATATGCTGGTAAATAAAAATCTATCTCTAGATTACTTGAAGTTGATGCTATTTGATTTATTTTTACTTGGTTCTTGTATTCGATGTTTTGTGATTTTAAAAAATCTTCAATTTTTTGTTCATACGATGAAAATGTTCTACTACATTTAGGACAACCACTACCTTGCAAATGACCGGCTATTTGTTGATGAAACTTACCATGAGTTGGGCAAATAATCCATGACTTATCTTTAATATCAGTAAAACTAACAGCAGAATAATCGTATTTATTATTATGTATTATATTTGACCTATCAATAAAAGATTGTTTACCTATTCTTTGATTTTCACTTACTATATCTCTACTACATTTTGGACATCCATTACGTGTATGCTGATATGCCTTCTGTTGTATTTCTCCGTGGATCGGGCAAGTATATCGTAATATGGTTAAGCGACCTTGAGGTAGTGTTAAATCTCTGTAAGTGTATTTATTATTAAACTTTTTTACCTTCTTCAAGAATGTTTCTCCGGTTAATAAGTTTCTTATTTTTTTATCTTCTTTGTCACATTGTTGGCATTGTGAACCGTTAAAATGTATTATAGGTTTTTGTTTAAATTCTCCATGAATCGGGCATATTATCAATACTTCTTTGTTACTATTGGTATAACGTACTTTACTATAGTCGTATTTATTATTGTGAATTTTATTACTTTTATCTATAAACTGTTGTTTAGTATATCTTTTGGATTTTGATATCTTCTCCAAACCACATTCCGGACAACCACTACCTGATAAATGAAATATCGCTTTTTGAACGAATATACCATGCTTTTTACATATTATTCGAACCATCGAAGTTGATTTACTACATTCAGCTTCGTTGTACTTATAATTATTTTTGTGGATTTTTATTGCTTCATTTATAAAACTATCTGTTGAGCTATATCTTGTTATTTTCATATAAATAATTATTCAAGTCATCGCTCATGCCATCGCTTTTCCTAATTTTATAGTAATATTTATCAAGATTATTTATAACATATTGAGTATAAACAGGTTATAAAAATTATCCAATGAAGAATCTTGCTGGTGTTACCTCACCATGAGTTAACATTAACTCTTCCTCAAGTTCTTTTTTTTCGGTTAGACCTTGAGATAATAAATCATTATAGTTAATTACACCACCACCGAAAAGTTGCATATTCTGATACTTTCCACGAATATTACCAATAGCTATCTTTGTAATTGCTAAAGTGTAATGTTCCACCCAACGCTCCATAATCAAATCCCTAATCGGCTTCTCTACCCAAGCACCTACACAACCGTAATA